GACACCATTGCACGATACGATAAATCACTTCTTAAAACGGATTCCGATGGATTGCACATTCAATCAGAATGAGGGGGCTTCGTTCGTGGCGGAAATCGTGGCCAGCGGGAAATATAACGTGTATTCTTACGACCTTACAGCTGCAACAGATCGAATCCCAATCAGCTTACAGGTTAGTATGCTAACCGAGCTTTTAGGATCATCAGCTCTAGCTAGTGCTTGGAAATCTATAATGGTAGATCGCGACTTCCATTTCGAAGGACAAGTAGTACGCTATGGTTGTGGTCAACCAATGGGGGCAAGATCTTCTTTCCCGATGTTAGCTTTAACACACCATACCATCCTGATGGCTGGAGCCTTAAAACTTAAGACACCAGGTTATAATGTATACCGTATCCTTGGGGATGACATAGTATTCACTTCTGATGCAATGTCTGAGGCCTATGTATCGATCATGACTTATTATGGTTTAGAGATTAATCTTTCTAAGAGTGTTCTTCATGTTAAGGGGTGTACACCGGCCGCGGAATTCTGTAAGCGTATATTTGTGGGAAATCGTGAATACACGGCTTATAACGTTAAGGTCTTGGCAAAGTTAGCCAAAGATGGAAAACTGGCTCCAATCTTCCAGAACGATCTTCTTAAGAGGGCACCGGAATTCGATTCAAGTGCACTTGCTGAATTCTTTTATGCCTTACTCGATAAAGATTCATTCAGAGAGATAATGATACTGAATGTCTTACCTAGGGAGGTTTCCGGGCTTGAGGTTACCAAACCATATACTGAATTCCCACTTGCGGACTTCAATTCATGGTTCCCAGGGATAGAACTGACAGAAGCGGATCTAGTTAACGTTTTCACTTACACGGCCTGTGTGAATGCTCTAAAGAGATTAGACGCATTGTTACGAAATAGTATAGAGATTACTAATGTAATCGCTAAGAAAGCAGAGATGTTTACTGATTCTCCTGTGAACGTAAAATCTTTATGGGAGATTCTAGGAATACCGACAGATATACCATCGGGGGATTGGGAGGGACTTTTCAAAGATGTGAAGGGGTTATCACCGTCTCACCCGATTATCAAGGCCTCAGAAGCTGAAATAATCAGGATCACTGAACTCTTGGCCGGGTTGATCAATCATGACACAGTCTTAGCTCAGAAGGCAAGAGCTGGTCTCCTAGATGTATTCCGTAATGCTTTAGTAGACGCCTGGTCGGATACAGAGGCAGCACGAGCGCAAGGCTCGCGTACATTATTGAATACATCGATCTCTAACCTTAAGAAGGCCGTGGATATCTTCTTGGCTACCAAAGGGGATACACCGTTACGGTTGGAATACAATGTAACGTTATCCGTGATCCAACGCGCTTGGACTATTCGATGGGTCAAAGGGTCCGCTTTGACGATCAATATGGTAAAATCACAGATCGAGACATCAAGAGCGGTTCTACAAGCCGGATTGAAGAAACGAATCGTAGCTATCGAACTGTAGAACTTCTCAAAAGGGGAAAATCGTGGCCCGTAAGCAAATCTTGGTTACTAGTGGATACCTAAGGCGCCTAAGTAGATGAATTAGGTCGCTTTAGGGAAGATCTAATCATCGTACGAAGGGTAGTTAATGCTATGAGACGAAGCGTAAGACGTAAGGCAACTCTTTCCTAGGGAGAGTAGGACCCCAGCTCTTGCGTGGGAAACTTAGGTAACGAAACTGGTGGTCAGACTGCAGCATAGTGTAATTGTAG